GGCGTCGGACGCGGAGGACCGTTCGTATCGACCTTTCGAAGGTGTCTGCGGATCCTCTTCTGGTCAACCAGAACCTCCGTAGCTCCTTGTCCGCGTACGTCGTCGTTGACCACCCGGTAAACGGGTTCTCGCAGAGCGAGATCAACGACGCCGTTAAGGCGCTCACCGACTTTCTGTCGGCGAACTCCTACGCGAACGTTTCGAAGCTCACGGGTGGCGAAAGCTGACCGTGTTCTAGTGGCGGGGCATCACAAGGCTCGGGATCTCTCTAGCTCATTGTTAGGAGCAGACAGTGAAAAGCCTCATGTTGCTCATGCAGGAAGTCCTCCTAGATACGGGGGACTGGTGTTGCGTTAGCACCAGCCGTGATCTCAAAACGATCACGGCTCGATTCGAACATGAAGGTTTATCCTTTTTAGGGATAACCCTACCCGGCTTTGGAACAGACTTCGAAAAAAGTCTGGACCAAGGCAGAGTAGATCGCAACCTCTTCCAAGGTTTTTCATGGAAGGGTGGTCTCCCCCGATTCCTCGGAGGTTTCCTCGATCTTGTGTTCGATCGCGGTACAGGTTTGCTGCTCGACGAACCGAACATCGATGCAATACTTGCTGTGAGACAGATAACTCGTCTCTTTGGCAAGACGCTTGCTGACGTATCAGAGATACGTAGGCAAGCGGCGATGTCTCAGTTCATTGAGTGTGAGAAGGAAGTACGGATCGCGGATGCTAGGATGACGTCGCTTGATAGTGACGCGTTCGTACGCATCGGCAATCTGCTTTGGCGTGATGTCATGACAGTCATGGACAAGTTCATCTATGACGGTGAGATCATTCCGAAGCATGGTCCTGGAGCCACTGCTGATAAGCTTCGTGGAAATGCGAAGTTTAACCAGCTTGAGTGGCCCCAGCGTCTGGAAGCGGTATTCCCTGCTAGGGAATTCCTTGTTCCGAATGACGTGAGGTTTAATGAACGCCTCGACCTCGTAACTCTCCTCGAACCCAGGGAGGAAAGGCCCGTTCGGGTCATTTCCGTCCCTAAGACGCTGAAGACTCCACGAATTATTGCAATAGAACCAACCGCTATGCAGTATGCACAGCAGGGGATTCTTGAGCAACTCGTTCGTGCGATCGAACATGACAAAATCATGCATTCGATCGTCGGCTTCACAGACCAGGTGCCTAACCAGCAACTGGCCTGTGAGGGCTCCCTTAATGGGAGTCTTGCGACACTCGATTTGAGTGAAGCATCTGACCGTGTTTCGAATCAGCTTGTAAGGAAGATGTTCGAAAACCATCCTCACCTAGGTGAGGCGGTAGACGCAACACGTTCCCGCAGAGCTGAAGTTCTTGTCAAAGGCGAAAAGAAAATCATTCGCCTTGCCAAGTTCGCATCTATGGGTTCAGCTCTTTGCTTTCCCATGGAATCTCT